GTCTGGCTTAAAGGAACTCAAGATTTAGCTCAATAAGGATAATTATTTATACTTCTTATTCTATGAATTATCATGGCTGGTTGGGACTGCAAAGATGCTGAGGTTATTGAATGGGACGGAACTATCAAGGCTAAAAGATATCAGGGAGATGGCTCTGCATTAACAGGAATAACTCCCGCAGGCGGTGGAGGAAGCTTATGGACTTCTGGCGCTGAGCATATTTATCCTGTTGTTGGAACTCAGATAATTTCAGGAGCAGGATTTACTACTGCAGGAACAATCTCAGGAGCACAAATAATCGCTACTGATGAAGTCATAGCAATTAATAATATTTCAATAGCAGGGGGAGATAGTGATGTAGAGTGGAGTTTAGGATACACTCATTCAATAGGAAATGGAATGGATCACTCTGCAGTTTCTCAAACTTCTACAGCTTTTGTTTCTCTTTCAGGTGCTTACTATGCTTATCTTCCTATAGACATGCAAACCTCAGCATCTCTTAAATCTCTCTCATCATCTTACTTTACTCATATACCTCAGTTTGATAAAGTTTCAGGGAGCTTAGTAAGTCTTTCATCATCTTACTTTACCCATATACCTCAATTTGATAAGGTCTCAGGAAGTCTTGTATCTTTATCTTCTGCATTTAATACAACTTTTATGCCACAATTTACTAAAGTATCAGGCTCTCTTGTATCTCTCTCATCATCTTACTTTACTCATATTCCTCAGTTTGATAAAGTGTCTGGAAGTTTAGTTTCTCTCTCAGGAGCATTCGTAAATCTCTCAGGAGCTTATAATACTCACGCTGCAGACGCTACAGACCCTCATACTACTTATTTGCAGCAGACTTCATTAGCTATTACAGGAGACCATACAACTTCCGCAGCTGCCTATTGTGTTAATGTGATTATGGCTTCAACTGCAACCCCTCCAACAGCTTCAACTTACCCTCAAGGAACAATCTATCTGCAGTATACGGCGTAAAATGGCAGATACTGGATTTAAGTCTCCTGGAACTATGGCAGATGATAGTAGTGTAGGAGCTATTGCTTGGGGTAATGTAGATAATGCTAAATTAAGTGATAATAATATGGCTGGCGCTACTTTGGGAGCTTTTGACATATCTCATTATCTAAAAGCAACTAATTTTAGTATGGGAGTTCCTGCAGGAGCAACAATAAATGGTATAGAAGTAACGATTGAGTGTTATTCTCAGCAATATGTAGTAGATAATAGTGTAAAAATTGTTAAAGGAGGAAGTATAAGTGGAGATGAAAAATCTCTGGGTGCAACATGGCCAAATCCTGAAAACACAGTAACTTTTGGGGGTGCTACAAATTTATGGGGATTAAGCTGGTCTGTTGCAGAAATAAATTCTTCTGATTTTGGCTTTGTAATTAGTGCCTATAGAAATGCTCCTTTTGCGAGTGAAACTGCTCAGGTAGACCACATTCAGATAAAGGTTTATTATACTCCAGGAGCTCCCCCCTACACATCCGTAAATATTGGAGATGCTTGGAAAACTGTTTCTGGCTCTAATGTCGTTAAGGTTAACGTCGGTGATGTATGGAAGAATGTAACTGCTGTGAAAGTTAATGTCGGAGATGTTTGGAAAGCTGTTACAATTATCTAAACCGAAAAGTATTTAAAGTCTGTTTCACTCTGTTTCAGTATGATAAAAGAAACTAAAACATACCGAATGAAATTGTCAAGTTACCGAAGGATAAGAAGAATATTCAGAGGAAAGAGAGGAGAGACCACAGCATCTTATTTTGAAAGATTGAGCAGATTTCTTGAGGATAATCAGGAGGGGAATTTTTAAAATGACAGAACTTAAAACTTTGAAGGATGATAACATTTCTGTGGAAATAAGAAAAGCAAAGTTTGAACATGATATGGACTTAAAAACTTTGAAGGATATTGGATTTTTTACAGAAGTTAGAAATGTGCCGAATATTTTTAAAAAATCAAAGGAAGAAGCAGTCTTTAAATTTGAGTTAAAGCAGGAAGCAATAAAATGGGTGAAGCATATGAGAAGCCTTTGTAATGATAAATATACAATGGCTAACGATTTTATTAAATTCTTCAATCTCACAAAGGAGGATTTAAAATGACATCAAAAACAGACGAGGAAATTGTTGAAAAGGTTTTGAAAGAAGTTGAAGATAATTATAATTTTAAATTTACTCCAGAAGATTACGAAAATGATTCAGTAGAATATGTTAAGTTTACAATCCAAAAAGCCCTCTCCTTGAAAGAGCAAGAGCAAAAAGAGAAAGTTGAGGAGTTGAAGGAATGGATTAATAAAACTCCTAAATGGGAGAGAGAAGAAGATTGTCCTCACTGCAAAACATTAAATCAATTAGAAGAAGAAATAGACAAAATCTTCAGCGAGGATAATCATACTCAATCCCAGATAAGATGTCGTGAGTCTCATCAACTTGCTAATCAGAGTGATACCTCTGATGAGTCTGGGAGCTATAATCAAAAAGACCTTCGGGGCGAGGAGGAGGAAAGGGAGAATGAAAGAAGAAAAATATAGTCATAATAAAAAAGAAACATTAAAATTGATGAAATATTATGCTAATTTTGCTTTAAATAAAGATGGAGATTTTACATTAGCCCAAGTAAAAGCTGATGCTCTAAGAACAATCATGATTGGAATAATATATTTAATAGAAAATGAAAGAAGAATCTGAAAAAGCTGAGGTTGTAATTGAGCAGAAAGAGAGCCTTAAGCTTATGAAAATGAGCAAAGGTTATCAGTGGGAGATTAAGACTCTTGATATGGACTTAGACAGGCTCAAGAAAATAAATGATACTTTAGTGGAGCAATATGGAGCTTAAAACTTTGAAGGATTTGAGATTAAAGGGAAATTCAAGAGAATATGATTTATGGAGTGAGGATTTAAAAGCCGAAGCTGTGAATGATATAAGGTTTATAGAAAGGGCTAAGGGAATGTTCAAGGGAATAAAATTAAGGAAAGAATTTAGAGATGTTATTGAATATATAAAATGGAAGAACAATCTCACAGAGGAAGATTTGAAAGGAGGAAAAAATTAAAAAATGGAAACAAAAAGTAGATATGAAATAATTGCTGAACTTGAAGACAAAAAAAGCAAATTATTGTCTCAACAGGCGAATTTAGGTCTTAATGAGAGCCAGTATAAAATAGGAGTTCAAAAAGCACAAGAACAACTTGATGACTTTTTATCTCAGAAAGATATTGTTGCTCAAAATATAAAAGACCAATTAGAAAGTTTAGAAAAATCATTAGAAAGATTAAATAGTCAGAAAAAATAAGAAAAAATTTGACCCCTGCCTGACGCCATTAATCATGGGATTAAAACAAAAGCTAAAAGCAGGGGATTATAATCAATAATGTAAGGAGGTATAAAATGATACAAGGAATAATAGAAAATAAGGAAATAAAGGTTGCAAAGAACAAGAACCAGTATGCAATATTTACAATAGCAGGAAAGAAGTTGAGCACTTTTAATGCTGAATGGATTAATGATTTCAAGCAAGGAGATTCAGTTGAAATTGAAACTGAGCAAAAAGGAGAGTATGAGAGCCTTAAGAGCATAAAGAAAACTCAGCCTGTGGCTTCTCTGCCTCAATTCCACATATCCGCAGATACACATCTAATTGTAGAACAATTAAAGAGAATTGCAGACAAATTAGAGGAGGGATTCGAGATTAAGAATGCAGCCACAAAAACTGGACAATAAAAGACTGGATGATTTAGCCTACTGCCCGTTTATTACAAAGTGTGAATGCTTTGATTATGAGGATGAGGACTGCACCCTATACTGGCCCGATGCCAAGTGTTTTCATGAGTTGATATTAAAAGAAACTGAAAGGAAATATGAACGAAAAGATTTATAATGAGCTTGTAAGGATAAGGAGAAAATTAGGCTGGGTTATTGCGTTGTTAGTTTTTACAGCTTTTTTCTCTTGGGCTACTGCTGTGGCTTTAGGCTGAGCAGTCCAATTTCTTCTTTTATAAAATTAGCATCTAACAAATCTTGTATATATTCTGCAGCTTTTCTTCTTGTTGAGCCAAATTCCATAGATATCTGAGAAATCAATTTTTGCTTGTTTATTGGCTCTTCTGGATATTTTAGAAATGTTGCTTTTATCTGATTTATTATAGCTAATCTTTGCTGTTGCGTCCATAGCATCTATATTTACATACATTAGATTATTTAAATCTTTTGGTTTGTGTATATATCAGAAAATCGGTCTAACGCTACCCACGAGAGTATAATAAAAACGATATATATAATGCATTACCCACTATGATTTATCATTATTTTGATTATATATGAAGTTTTTTCGCTTAAGTAAGTATAGTCATATACTTATTTTCTTATATGTAATCAAACATTAAATACTTAATTAGACAAGACATTAAGTCGTTATTTCAGCTCGGTCTCGCCCTTGGGTCCAGCTCGCCCTCGCATATTCAGTTAATAATTACTCTGGGAACTAATAAGAATCATAATGCTTTCTACTATTTATATTTTTCGATTTTACCCCGCTGTAGAGGGTTTTCATCTGCGGCAACTTTCTTGAGTTATCAGTTTTGTTCGTTCGTAAGGTTTATTAAGTTTAAACACTTTGCTTAGCCTATGGCTATAGCACTTAGTCGGTATACCGAATAACTTACTCGCTCACAAAACTGACCCTTTCTCCGCTCGTGCTCCCCCCCCCACCCCCCGCACTCGCTTAAGAACTATTGAATATGAAGGGCAATTCACCCCCTACCCCCTCTTGCCCTTCGCAGAAAGAATCTGCGACTCTTGATGCCCCCTCCCCTCACCGCCACGAGCGAGCGATAGCGAGCGAACGTACTCCTACCTCCCGAGCACAGCTCCGGAGAATAAATAATAGAAAATTATATAAATTACAAAAATTATAAAATATGGGAGGGCGCTCTTTTTCATGGTGAATCTCTTCAGGCTCTCCCTAATAATCATGCCATTCGGAAAAAATCTAAATTATAATAAAGGAAAAAGAAAAGAATATCAAATCTGCAATATATTAAAAAAAGAAGGATATGATATAGTCCAGAGAACAGCAGGTTCACACAGTCCTATAGACATCATCGCAATAAATAAACTGACTCTCGTAATAAAATTAATTCAGTCCAAGTCTGCAAGTTTCACACAAGGCCAGAAAGAGCAACTCCAAGCAAATATGCACTGGCTTAATAGCATGTTCAGGGTTGAGTTTGAAGTTTTATAATGCCCAGACTAATTCTTGATAACTGGCAGAATGAAGTCATAGAAGCTGAGGGAGATATTCTCTTAGCTACAGGCAGACAAGTTGGAAAAACTACAGTTCTCGCAATCAAGGCAGCAAAACGCATGATAGAGAAGCCAACTAAAATCCTCGTAGCAAGTCTTACAGAAGACCAAGCAGAATTAATAATCCAGAAGACATTGGACTTCTTGGAGGAAAACTATAAATCCTCTATAATGACAAAGAGAGACAAGCCAACGAAAAAGATAATAAAATTAAAAAACGGCTCTATAATGCAGGCAAGAGCTGTCGGCAATACGGGAAACTCTCTTAGAGGATTTACTGCGGATGTTTTTATTCCAGACGAGGCAAGCAGGCTTCCGAGCGACCTTTGGGCAGCTGCTTTCCCAACTATCCTTATGACAGGCGGAGAGGTATGGATGGCAAGCACTCCATTTGGCAGGAGCGGATTTTTCTGGGATAGTTTCAGGAACGAAGACGGAAGGTGGAAGATTTTCAGGATTAGCAGCGAGGATGCTATAAAAGAGAGGAAAATATGCGTCAGCTGGAGCGAGAAGCAGAGAAACAGTGCCATTAGGAATTTGGATAAGGCAAAGAAGGACATGCCTAAAATTTTATATCAGCAGGAATACGGCGGCGAGTTCGTAGAGGATTTAATGCAGTGGTTTCCAGATGAGCTCATACAAAAATCTCAAAAGCTCCAGAGGCAGCCAGCATCCAGCAAGGGAGTTTATTTCTTAGGAGTTGATATCGGAGGAAGGGGCGGAGCTGAAAGCACGTTTGAAATCCTTGACAGGAGAAACAGATTAAAGCTAATTCATGTTGAGAGTATAGTTGAGCCTTATGACATGACCACCATGAGTGAGAGGCAGATAATCCATCTTGACAATATATGGCATTTTCGCAAAATCTACATAGACAGCGGGGGAATTGGAACTGGAGTCTTTGACCATCTTCTTGAAACTCCGCAGATTAAAAGAAAAATCATAGCCATAGAGAATGCGTCAAGAGCTCTCACTCCTGATGTTGAGGAGCATCAGAAATTAAAAAGACTTTTGAAAGAGGATTTATATAAGAATCTAAGAGGAATGATGGAGAGAGGAGAAATTGAGATTCTGGATGACCCTGAGATATTCCAGTCTCTAAAGAGCGTGCAGTTTGAGATAGATACAGAGACAAAAACTCTTAAAATCTTCGGAAACTACACCCACATAGCAGAGGGGCTTATAAGGGCAGCATGGAGCCAAAAAGACAAAAGTTTAAATCTTTATGTATATTAGATATTTTATGGGATTTGAGGACAAATATATCTCTGACAAGGAAAACTCGGAAAAACCCGACGCTAAAAGAATTGTCATCTCCAACGATGCCTATGCTATCGGGGAGCAGATTGATATTTTAGTTAAGAAATTGATGGAGTTATTGAGGCGTATATGACTTATTCCTATGTTTCAAGCGGGGCATGCCTGACAAAAGCAGGAGCCAACATAAACACTCTCTTTAACGGAATTCTTGCAGACTCAGAGATAAGAACTTTCACTGACAGGGCCGAGGGTTATTTGAATGCAGCAACGAGATACGACTGGGTTGCAGCTTCAAACGCAATCAATACAAGTTATCCGAATTTCAAGCCTGCAGTAGCCGAAGTTATAGCTTCATTAACAGCAATAGACATGATAACTTACGATATGGAAGCTGTGGGGAAATTAGAGGCTCAAAACAGGATTAATGTGCTTTTTGACAGAGTTGAGAAAACCCTGCAATACCTGAAAGAAATAAAGAAACCTGAGGTTAGTATATAATGGCTATGAAAAGGCTTTTGCCTACAGGAAACCCGCAATTAGTGAATTATAATTTTACAGATATTGCAGCAGCCACAGGCTATCAGACTTATTACGCAGGAGTCGCATCTGGGGCAAATATGATGAGCAACGCTGTTTTTGACAGTGATAGTATTGTTACAGACGGGGGATTGATAACTTCTACAGCTTATATAAAGAAAATTGACAAGGATTTTGATGTTCTTTTTAACACTCCCCAGAATGTCAGGGGAACTGCTATTGTCTCTGTTCCTGTGGGAGCTCAGGCTGTAGATGCAACTGCAGGGAGCGTAACTGCATTTTTAAATATTAAAATAAGAAGATGGGACGGGACAACTGAAACAGATATTGCAACAGGAGACACTTTATACTGGAGCAAAGGAAGTTTCGGAGGAGCAGGAGTTTTCGGCTATGCTATGAAAAGCTCAAGAGTAGCAATTCCTTCAACTCATTTCAGAAAAGGAGAATATTTAAGATTAACAGTAGAAGTTTATGCAAGAGACCAAGGAGCAGGGGGAATAAGCGCAGGCAATAAGCATATAGTTATTTTCCATGACCCAGCAAATAAAGCTTTTAATGATGGAGAGGACTACACTAATGCTCTGGCTTCTGGGGCAAGCATATTAAAACTTCAGCTTCCTTTGAAAATAGAGGTTTAAGATGGTAGATATGAATATTTCACGAGCAGCTACGAGCAACATGACTGATAATGTTGCAGATTACGCAGTAGCGAGCATGTCTCCTGATGCAGCATCAGGATTGGAAGAAACTGAGTATATGAACACAAAGGCAGAGCAGTATTTCGGCTATTATAAGAAAATTCCAGAGCTCCAGAGTGCCATAAATGCCTTAGCAACATGGATAGTGGGCAAGGGATATGAGACCGAGGACGCAGAAACTCAGGTCATTTTAGAGCATGTTTCAGGCTGGGGAGAGGATACTTTTAACTCTGTTGCGTGGAATTTGCTCGTTCAGAAGAAGGTTTATGGGGATGCTTTTGCTGAAATCATAAGAGATGAGGACTCAGGGACTCTGATTAATCTAAAGCCTTTAGACCCGGGAAAAATCAAGATTGTGGCTAACAGGCAGGGAATTATCAAGAGATACGAGCTCATGGACAAGACAGGAAAGCTTGGAAAAATCATGCATAAGTTTGAGCCTAGTGAAATTCTGCATCTCTGCAATAACAGAGTGGCTGACGAGATACACGGAACTTCAATAATAGAAGCCTGTGAGCAGATTATCTTAATGAAAAACGAGGCTATGGATGACCAGAGAAAGCTCATGCACAGGAATGTCAAGCCTATTATATTCTTCAAGCTTAACACAGATGAGCAGGCTAAGATAGATGCCTTTATTGTCAAGATGGATAAATGCGTCTCTAAAGGAGAGAATATCTATGTTCCTAAGGGAGAAGTTGAGTTTGAGATTTTATCTGTTCCTATGAATGCAACCTTAAACGCTAATCCCTGGATCCAATATTTAGATAACTTCTTTTACAGGGCTGTCGGTGTACCGAAAATCATATTAGGAGGCTCAGAGGAATTCACAGAAGCCTCAGCTAAAATCGGATATTTAACTTACGAGCAGGTCTATGTCAGGGAACAAACCGAGTTTGTTGCTGATATGTGGAACCAAGTAGGACTTAAACTTAAATTAAATCAACCTGTAAGCCTTCAAAATGAGCTTCTGACAGATGAAGCCAAGGACAAGGGAACTTTACAGGCAGCACCCCCAGATGAAATGGGAGTGAGGATGGCTCAGGAATAACATGGTAATTGTGAAAGGTAAAAAAACTCCAGAAGAGGAAAAATCAGAAGAAAAAAAAAGAAGAGAACAAGAAGCTCAGGCATTTATCCAAGAGAGAGAAAAAAAGGCTTCAAGAGAGGGAATATCCTCAAAAAGAGCTGCAGAGGAAATGATACCTGGAGAAGCGGAGAAATTATCTGGAGAAGTTGCAAGGCAAAGAGGAGAAGCATTACAGCCTTTAATAGGACAAATAGGAAGATTGCCTGTAACTGAAACTCCTACAACTCCTGGAGTTCCTGGACAACCAAGCGCTTTTATGGATTTTCTTACAGGAGCTAATTTACAAAGACAGGCAGAGGCTCAAGGAGGGAGATTAATACAAGGAACAGCTCCTATTATTCCTGCGGGGGCAATTCCTGCTGCTGCTAATATCGGAACTAAAATTTTCGCAAATGCAGGGAAAGCTAAATCTATTTTAGCTACGGCTGGAATTCCTTTAACTGCTGGAGCTGTCGCTGGAAAAGTTGGAGTAGGAAAAAGACAGGCTGTTAAAAACGCTCAGGCTCTTTATTCAAGCTCTACATCTAATATCCAGAGGATAATTAATTCTATGAATTCTAGAGAAATTTCTCCTTCTGATGGTGTGAGAATGTTTAACGAGGAAATTCAAAATATAAATTCTGCTGAAGCTGCACTCCATTTATTGACAAATAATAAATTAGAGGCTTTTCTTTCGGGAGGGAAGGATGAGCTTGTTAAATTAAGAGCTTATAAAAATGTTGTTCTGCCTATACAGCAGGAAGCTTTAACTAATGCTATTTTAAATCCTAACCCTACTGCTTTCTTTAATATTCCAGAAGATGAGCAAGAGGTATAATGACAGAAAAAAAAGAAGGAGAGATAAAAAAACAGAAAAATGAAATTTGCTGGAACTTGGTAAATTCAGGAATAGCAGGAGCCTTAGTTTTATTTGGTAGCTTTACAACAGGCAAATTAACATGGGAAAGTTTTGTTATCGCGGGATTTGCTGCAGTAGTTGTTTTTATAACAAAATTCAGCACTTATTGGAGCTCACAAGAGGGGGAATATAAAACGCCTAAATTATTTAAATTCCTATGAGAGAAGTTTTGCATAAATATATTGTAGTGATATTATTATCTATCTTAGTCGGAGTTATAGCCTTCATAGCAGGCTTCACGATAGGAACTGACATAATTTTAAAAAAAGTTATTCATGTGGCTTATTCATACATGCAATATCAGAATATTTCTCTGGGATTGTCTGAATATGAATTAAGGGATTTCGCAGATAAATTCCTGTCTTTAATATGAGATGGCAAGAAGGCTTAAGGGGAAGAAGCTAAGGAGATGGAAAAAAACTCTCTCTGATTTCTGGAAGGACTGCAAAGAGCCTAATATTCCCTATCCTGAAAAAATTTATAAAGGGGTGAAACATTAAATTAATATGATTGAAAAAAAAGACTGGGAGAGATTATTGAAGGAGCTCAAGGACAGGCAAACTATGATGAACATGGCTGTTGAGCAGGACAAGGCTCTTATAGAATTAGCAGAGAAAAAAATTAAGGAGTTTCCCGAAGAGAAAGATGATGCTCCAAAAGATATTAAAGAAATTATAGACGCTGTAAAATGACTGACATCGTAATAAAATCAGAAGAGAAGAAGGAAGATAAGAAGCTGGAGGTTAATGATGTGCAGGAAACTCTGAAAGCTGCTGATACATATCAGAAGATAAAAGAGCAGAATGATAAGTTAGAAATTGAGTTAATAAGACAGCAAGAGCTTAGGGCTAAGATAGCAATAGGCGGAAAATCTATTGCAGGACAATTTACTCCTGAAAAGACTAAAGAAGATTTAGCAAAGGAGGAAGCCAAGAAAATCTTGGATATGTATAGATAATGCACATATTCTTTATAACAAGAGGCATTAAGCATTCCAGAGACCTTTGGGTTGATTTCATGAAGACTCAGATGTTCCACTGGGAAAGAAATCCTATTCTCAAAGATGAGAAGAATAATTTTCTAAAAAATCCAGACGGAAGCTATAAGCTGGGCAATCCTGAATTTACTATGGTGCAAGGAGCTTTGAGGCCTATAGAGTTCTGGGAGTATGTAGTTCCAAAGGAAAGGCTGCCTGAAGTATTAGCCATGCAGAATTTGCAGGGTGCTTTCCCTTTAAGGCCTGAGGTTAATAATATGGGATGGGTCTTGAGAAAACTGCTTCATGCTAAGAAAATCCCTCAAGATATGCTGAATGAGATTAAAGACAAGCAGGCATATCAGATTACAGACAAGTTTATTCCCATGATGCATAATGTAGGAGGGGGAGGAATGGCTGTCTATCCTATAGGAATTAAAGAGGATAATACTCATGCTTACACATGGAACGAAGGAACTAAAGATGCTATAGGCTACTTCCAAGAGGGACTATGAAATTCTTCAAGATTGCTTTTGTTTTAGCATGCTTCAATAAAGGCTATGGAGTTACAGCTCCCCTGAAAGTTGTTGCTATGGCTCTCGGCGTCGCTATTGCAATGGGAACTAATATAAAAGGAACAATTATATTCGGTGTTTGCTATATGATTTTCTGCCTGATTTTAGGCTTTATCCTCTATAAAATAGGCTTTGCAGAGGCAGAAGCAGAGGTCGCTAATGTCTTTAATCCTTTTGCCAAGCAAATTAGGAAAAAATTCGGAGTCAAGGAATTAGGCAAAAGTATTTAAATAAGCGACATATTGATATTTTGGTGATGTATGGGGACAGGAAATCCACAATATCAGTGGACCAAGGTTGAATTGTATGGAAATAATAATTCTGGAAATCCAATAAGATTTACAATTGCTGATGGAGTTTCTGTTTCTGCTAACACAGTTTTATATTTAACTGAAGATAGAGAAGCTTCTGGAGCTGCTTTAGGAACTGCTGCTGTTGCTGGCGTTGCTGCCATGGACAAGGAATATTTAGACGGAAGCACTTCTATATCTGTTTATACTGATGGAGTTTTCTTAGCTACTGCTTCTTTTGCTGTAACAGCAGGTAATCCTATTTGTATGGATAGTTTAACTCCAAATACTGTTATGACTCCAGCAACCGCATCATTAGGTTCTGGTGCAATTACAATAGGCTATGCATTAGATACTATCGCTGCTAATACGAGAGGAAATATAAGGTTGAGGTTATAAGATGGCATACGATTTACAAGCTGGTGTTCAGGGATTAAGGGCTGAAGTTATTGATAGTTTAGTGAAGCAGATTGCTGCAAGGACATATAAATTCAAGCAGGCCTGTGCAGTTGTTCCAACTTCTGCATGGAAGAATACATTTTTTAGGGAGCAGACAGCTATTCCAGCAGGACAGACAGGAAATTTAACTGCAGGTATTCCAAGAGGAGCTGCTTTTCCACAATACACTATAGGATGGGATGAATATGCTGTCCGCATAACGAAACACGGATTGGAAGAATCCCTTCCTTGGGAAGATATACTTTCAGATGAGATTAATGTTCAGGCAAGAACTGTAATAAGAATTACAGAGGGAGTGGTTAAATCTGTAGATGATTCTATTTGGACTGCTTTGATTGGAGACACTGCTATCCAGACTTTTGATGTAGCTCCAACTCATGGAGCTTGGGATGAGGCGAGTGCTGCTATTATTTGGGATTTGATGAAAGCTTCAAGATTAATCGCTGAGAATAATTATGATACAGGCGATTTGATGTGCTTTGTTTCTCCAGCTGATAAAGTTTCTATTATGAATTGGCTGGCTGGAAAGGGAGCTCAGTTCCCCTCAATAGCTACAGGAATAGTAGAGAATGGAAGATTAGGAAGCCTTGTAGGAATACAGCTTATAGAGAGCAATTCAGTTACACCTTCACAGGCTCTTGTATTAAAGCCTAAGACATGTGCAACTATTAAAGAGCTTGTAAGCATGAGAAGCGATACAACTACAGACCCTTACAAGAGCGTAAGGATTAGAGTTGTTGAAGAATTGGCTACAGAGATAACAGACCCTAAGTGTATTGTCTGGCTTAAAGGAACTCAAGATTTAGCTCAATAAGGATAATTATTTATACTTCTTATTCTATGAATTATCATGGCTGGTTGGGACTGCAAAGACGCTGAGGTGATTGAATGGGACGGAACTCTTAAAGCTAAAAGATTTCTTGGAGATGGCTCTAAACTAACAGGAATATCAGCAGGGGGAGGTCATACAATTCAAGATGATGGAACTCCTATGGCTCAGAGAACTAATCTTGATTTTCAGGGAGCTTTTGCTTTGACTGATAATTTAGGAACAGATACAACAGAAGTAACATATGCGGAAACAGACCCAATATGGATGGCTTCTGCTGCTCAA